TGGTAATCACGGTGGTCAATACGTGAAAAAGATTGTCAAGAAAAGATTGACTACCAAACAGTATCTCATTGTAGCTCGAGGTGCTGCAAAGTCTATGTATGCCGAATGCATACAAAGCTATTTCTTGAACGTCGATACGTCGACCACACATCAGATTACCACTGCCCCTACGATGAAACAAGCTGATGAGGTAATGTCGCCGTTCCGTACGGCAATTACTCGCAGTCGCGGCCCTCTGTTCCAGTTCCTGACTGAGGGCTCCCTTCAAAACACCACCGGTTCTCGAGCTAATCGAGTAAAGCTGGCCTCCACTAAAAAGGGGGTTGAAAATTTCCTAACTGGATCTTTGCTCGAAGTTCGTCCGATGGCGATCAACAAATTGCAGGGTTTACGACCCAAGATTTCGACGATCGACGAATGGCTTTCCGGAGATCTCCGTGAAGACGTTGTCGGTGCAGTGGAACAGGGAGCCTCAAAACTTGATGATTATCTAATCGTGGCGATTAGTTCCGAGGGAACTGTTCGAAATGGTAGTGGAGACACCATCAAGTTGGAACTTGCCGATATTCTGAAAGGCGAGTATAAAGCACCTCATGTTTCCATCTGGCATTATAAGTTGGATGATCTAGAAGAGGTTGCTCATCCCGAAATGTGGGTAAAAGCTAATCCGAATCTTGGATTGACTGTTACCTACGATACATACCAGCTCGATGTTGAAAGGGCTGAAAAAGCTCCGGCATCTCGGAACGATATCCTCGCCAAGCGCTTCGGGATTCCCATGGAGGGGTACACGTACTTCTTCACCTATGACGAAACGCTTCCACACCGCCGTAGCAATTTCGATGGGATGCCCTGCGCTCTCGGTGCGGACCTTTCTCAAGGCGACGACTTCTGTGCGTTCACATTCCTCTTCCCTCTAAGAGAGGGATTTGGTGTCAAGACTCGTAGCTACATCACTTCGCTTACGTTGATGAAGCTCCCTGGTGCTATGCGCCAGAAATACGACGAGTTCATTCGAGAAGGAAGTCTTCACGTCCTTGAAGGCACCGTTCTCGATATGATGGAAGTTTATGACGATCTTGACGCGTTTATCGAGAGGTCGGAATACGATGTACGTTCTCTGGGATTCGACCCCTATAACGCGAAAGAGTTTGTTACCCGATGGGAGCAAGAAAACGGCCCATTCGGGATCGAGAAAGTCATTCAGGGAGCGAAGTCAGAATCCGTACCGCTTGGTGAACTCAAGATTTTCAGTGGCCAACGAAAGCTCGTATTCGATCAGGCCCTTATGTCGTTCGCAATGGGTAACGCGATTACTCTTGAAGACACCAACGGTAACCGTAAGCTCTTGAAGAAACGTCAAGATGCTAAGATCGACAATGTAGCCGCGATGATGGACGCCTACATCGCATGGAAGGCCAACAGGGAAGCTTTCGAGTAGCCCGGAAAGGAGGTTTGCGCATGGGTTTTCTCGCACAGCTCAAGCACGCATGGAATGCGTTCACCAACTGGGATCAGAACAATCAGGTCATTCAGTCGTATGCCGCTGGTGCTACATTCGGTGTTCGACCCGACCGTACTCGTTTGAATTTCTCAAACGAACGATCGATCATCTCGGCGATTCTGACTCGGATGGCGCTTGACGCCGCTTCGATCCAACCTGTTCACGTTCGAAACGATTCTGAAGGTCAGTATCTCACTGATATTCAGAGCGGTTTGAACAATTGCTTCACGACACAGGCGAACATCGACCAGTTTGCACAGCAGTTCCGTCAGGACTTCTTCATGACGTTGTTCGACAAGGGCGTTGCTGCGATCGTACCCGTCGACACGACCATCAATCCGATCGACTCGAATGCGTACGACGTTCTGACTATGCGAGTCGGCGAGGTAACGGGTTGGTATCCCGAACATGTTCGGGTCATGTTGTACAACGAGGAGAAGGGCTATCGGCAGCAGCTAGTCCTACCGAAGAGTCTCGTGGCAATCGTTGAGAATCCGCTTTATCAGGTGATGAACGAGCCCAGTTCGACCCTGCAGAGACTCGTCCGGAAACTCAATATGCTGGATCAGGTCGACGAGGCTTCCAGCTCCGGCAAGATCGATCTGATCATCCAGCTGCCTTATGTCGTTAAGTCCGAAGCTCGTCGTCAACAGGCCGAGCAGCGAACAAAGGACATCGAGTTCCAGCTTAAGAACAGCAAGTACGGCATCGCCTACGCTGACGGAACCGAGAAGATCACTCAGCTCAACAGGCCGGCCACAAACAACATGTTGGATCAGGTTCAGTACCTGACTCAGATGTTGTACGACCAGCTCGGAATCACCGATACGATTCTGAACGGTTCGGCCAACGAGGCGACGATGAACAACTATCTGGTGCGCACCATCGAGCCGATGGTCAACGCGATGATAGAAGCCATGAAGGCCACGTTCATCAGCAAGACTGCGAGAACCCAGGGTCAGTCGATCACCTTCTTCAGGAATCCGTTCGCGCTCGTTCCGATGGCCGACATGGCTAAGATCGCCGACATGTTCAGTCGAAACGAGATCGCATCCGCCAACGACATCCGTCGCGCCATCGGTTGGAAGCCGTCGAAGGATCCAAAGGCAGACAAGCTCATCAACAGCAACATGCCGACGCCTCAACCATTGGATCCGGCTCCTCGGCCGCCTGGTCCGCCAAGCGTCAGACGAATCATGCCAGGCACGATCCCGAGACCGGAGCTCAGTCCTGTGAGACCAGCGCTCCATCCACAACTACAGCGACAACTCACAGGGACAGGAGGAAACAGTCAAAATGGGAGCGCCTGACTTCAGTGGCTGGGCTACCAAGGCCAACATCAAGTGCAGCGACGGTCGAACGATCATGTCGGATGCGTTCAAGCACATGGACGGCAAGCAGGTTCCGCTCGTCTACATGCACGGACACAGCGGTATCGAGAATGTCCTCGGCTACGCCGTTCTCACGCACAAAGCCGAGGGTGTCCGAGCGGACGGCTACTTCAACGACACGCCTTCCGGTAAGAACGCCCGAATCATGGTCGAACACGGAGATCTGAAGTATCTTTCGATCTACGCCAATGACCTGGTCGAGCACGGGAAGCACGTCACACACGGCAACATCCGAGAGACCAGCCTGGTTCTCGCCGGTGCCAACCGGGGTGCAGTCATCGACCAGGTCAACATCCGCCACTCTGACGGAACGTACGACGAGATCGAGGGCGACGCCATCATCTTCAGCGGTGTCGAATTGTTCCACGACGCCACAACCACGGACGCCACCGTCGAGGGCACCGACGCCACGGATGACACCAACGATCCGATGCAGAAGACCGTCCAGGAGATCTGGAACGGTATGTCACCAGAGCAGCAGGACGTCGTCAACTACATCGTTGGCGAGGCTGTTCGGAACGTCCAGGACCCGGACAACGATGGCGACGTTGACATCGTGGACGAAGAGCAGAAGGACGGCGAAGCCGCCCACACCGACACAAACAAGTCCGGCGAGGGTGACCTCAGCCACCAGGAAGGAGCCGACTCGACCATGACGCGCAACGTCTTCGAGACCCACAGCGCCAC